CAAGAGATGGCAGAGCAGGTGAACCTCACGCAATCCGACAAACCACAAGATATATATGCAGCAGTCGTTGGCAAAATAAATGAAAGACTAAGACTAGATAAGAGTAGCGACAGTAAGAAATGGTTGATGCTACAACCTGATCGCAGTCTTACCAAGGCAGCAGTGATGACTATCCCATACGCTGCTACATATACAGCCTTCTATAAGTATGCGTATCAGTGGGCAATACAAAGAGCTAAAGATTTATATGGCAATAGCTGTTGGCTAAACAAACCTGGATCAATGAGTACCGTTCACTTCATGGCACGCATACTGCATGAAGAATCAGCACGAATGATACGACCAGCAGTACAAGCAATGAAATGGTTTAAGTCTGTCGGTGTTAAAGCTGGTAAATGTAATGTACCTTTACGATGGACAACACCATCAGGATTATTAGTACATCAGCAATACAATAGTACGAAAGATAACAGGGTTAGACTTAAGTATTTGTCGGACATTTACTTAGACATTAGGGTACAAGAAGACTGTCCTACACTGAATACTATTAAGATGGGTAACAGTTTAACTGCAAACATACTGCACTCATTTGATTCTTCTTTAATGTCATTATGTACATTGAAATCACGGAGCAAAAATGTTATAAATATAGGTGGGATACATGATGCTTTTATCACTGACCCAACCTCAATGAGTGTTGTTAGAGATGCAGCTAAAGAATCTTTCGTTGAGATATACAAAGATGACTGGCTAACCAAGATCAAAGACACACTCAAGGCACAACTGCCTATCGAAACACAAGTGGATCTACCTTCTGAACCGCAGCTAGGTAACTTCGATCCAACCTCAACTCTGAACTCAAACTATTTCATTACTTAATCACATGGATTTCATTGATCTCAAACCAATTCAACTGACCACACCTGAAGACACAAGACTTACTTACTCATGGTTAGTCGAAGCAGATAACAAGTATCCTCCTGCTAGATGGCAGGTGACAGCAGTTATTCCTAATAGTCCACGTGCTATTGAGATAGGAGAACAGCTAGATACTTACAACTTAAACTTTAAGAAAGCATTGAAGGCTGCCTTCCCTGACAAGAAGAAGGATGACTACAAGTGGAATGAACTTCCTTGGAAATGGGAAGACCACGAAGAATTAAAACTTAAGAACGCTTTGATCCTCAAGTGCAACAAGAAGACACACAACCAAGAAGGAACACCCAAAGCACCTCCAATTATTTTTGATAGCAGTCAGAAAGAACCACTAAACGATGAGCAGAAAAAGAAATATATAAAGATTGGCCCAGGTACTACAGCACAAGTAGCTTTGTATGTCAGTCAGTACAACTTAGGTGTCGGCACTGGTATCAGACTCACACCTGCTGCTGTCAACATCAAGAACTTTATACCTTTCGGAAGCCAAGCTAATACAGCAGAGGACTGGGGATTCACAGTTGATGCACCACAACAAGGGTCAGGAACCCCATCAACAGATGACTTCGACTTCTAATAAATACAGAAGCAAGTTCGAAGCTTCAATCGCTGCTAACTTACATGCAAAAAATGTTGCGTTCACCTACGAATCAATACGACTGGAGTACACCCTTGAAGGGACGTATGTACCCGATTTCATTTTACCTTCGGGCATTATGGTCGAGGCGAAAGGCCACTTGCGTACGGAAGATAGACGCAAACTACGTGCAGTTAAGACGCAACATCCCCATCTAGATATACGCCTCTGCTTTCAGAACGCTAACGAAAAGATTAGCAAGAAGAAAAATAGTATGCGGTATTACGAGTGGTGTGACCGCAATGGTTTCAAGTGGTGTCATAAAGTAATACCTGCTGACTGGTATGGATAAAGAAATCAGATGGATAAAGGGCAGACTCTACCGAGAGGAGTGCCCTGGCAACTGGGAGCCGTATGATCCTGACGCACCTCCTGATACAGAGAGAGTGCAGAACATTAAGAAACGCAGGGCTGAACTCCAGACCATGCTTGACCACATAAGAAAAGCTACCAATGACTTACAGAACAACAGGGAGTGACGCTACCTACAAATATAGAGTCCGTGTCCTCACTCCTAGAAACGAGAAGTTCGATGAGTACATCATCGCAGCTACTAAAGAGAGAGCCAAGCAAGCACTACTAGACAAGTATGGCAAGGATCATAAGGCTCTCGTCTTAGATCAGGAGCCAGGCAGTGTCTTCAAGTAAGGAAGTAAGCAGAGGGCCATGCCCTAACTGCGACACAAGAAAGGGAATGATCCTCTTTGATGATGGTCATTCCCACTGCTTCGCATGTGATCACCAGATCCAACCAAAGAAAACAATAGAAAAGTCAATGCCAATAACTAGATCAACAAGCAAGCTACTTACTACTACCATTGCACCTAACAAAGAATGGCGTGGCATCACTGTCGAAACACTGAAGTTCTTTAGTTATTGCAAGGCGTTCTTCAAAGAGCAACCAGTACATGTAGCTACCTATAACGATCAGCAAGGGCTGCCATCTGCACAGCACCTACGCTTTCAAGATAAAAAATTTATCTGGTTAGCTAATGATGGGATAGGAAACTTACAACTCTGGGGTCAGAGCAAGTGGCGACAGAATCATGGCAGAGATTCCAATGTGTTCTGTGTTATTACAGAAGGTGAAGTTGATTGCATGTCAACAAGCCAGATACAAGGCAACAAGTTTCCTGTCGTATCACTGCCTTCAGGTACACAGTCAGTTAAGAAAGCAATAGGTGCAAACCTTAAGTGGCTGAGTCAATTCGCATGGGTGGTCATCTGCTTTGACAACGATGAGCCAGGACAGAAGGCAGCACAGCAAGCACTTGAGTTGCTACCTGCTGGCAAGGCTGCTATCTGTCGCATCCCTGATCCATACAAGGATGCCAACGACATGCTCGTTGATGGTAAAGGTGCAGAGTTAAAGGATCTTTTATGGAAGGCAGTACCTAGTAGACCTGACTCTATTAAAGAAGCATCAACCTTATGGGATGTACTAATAGAACCTAACGCCAAGGCTATTGTTCACTTACCTTGGACTCAACTGAATGAGAAGTGTAAAGGTTTTCGTTCTAATGAGATGTGGTGTATAGCAGCAGGTTCAGGTACTGGTAAGTCCACAGTATGCAGGGAACTGGCCTATCACTTCCTATCTCAAGGGTTAAAGGTAGGTTATATAGCTTTGGAAGAAAGTCTCAAGCGTAGCTTGCAAGGAATTGTAGGGGTTGCACTTAACAAGCCTTTGCATTTAGATGAGAGTGTCGAGATCCCCATCATCAAGTCGGCTTTTGATTCCCTCTTAGGATCAGGCCGACTTTTTTTATACGACCACTTTGGCAGTTGTAATCCCGACACCCTCATTGAAAAGATTACATACCTAGCAACCGTTGAAGAAGTTGATGTTGTAATACTTGACCATCTAACCATCGTTGTCTCAGGGATCGCAGACCTAGATGAGAGAAGGGCTTTGGATGTTACGTGTACCAAGCTGAGACAGTGCGTTGAATCTACTGGTATAGGTTTAATAATTGTGTCGCATCTCCGTAGACCTGAAGGTAAAGGACACGAAGAGGGAGTGAAGGTATCACTCAATCATTTGAGAGGTAGCCATAGCATTGCTCAACTAAGTGACATGGTGATTAGCTGCTCCAGAAACCAGCAAGGTGATGCTGGTGAGCGTAGCCAGTTGCAGCTAGGCGTTTTGAAGAACCGCTTTAGTGGCTCAACAGGGGATGCCGACACCCTGCTCTATGACGAGAAGACTGGTCGCCTAGTACAACAAACAAACTTCTTTCAATGACTCTACTAATAGATGCTGACATGCTTGTTTACTCTGCCTGCTGTGCAGCAGAACAAGACTTCAAGTTCAACGACTATCAACACGTACTTGTATCAGATGAACGTGATGCGTTGGACTATGTAGCTATGAAGCTAGAAGAATACCAGTCCATCACTGGTGATAGAGGCAAGATCATCATGTGTTTCTCTGACTATCCCACCTTTAGGCATGAAGTATATAGCCAGTACAAAGCTAATCGAATAGGCAAGCGTAAACCCTTGGCATTTAAAGATGTAGCTGAAGCAGTGAGAAGGTATCACGATGTCGCTACCTATCCCAACCTTGAAGCTGATGATGTGATGAGTCTCCTTGCAACAGAGGAGGTACACCCCACCCGTGTCATAGTCTCAGGTGATAAAGATATGAGATCAACACCCTGCATTCTTCTGAGGAATGGAGATCTTGAAACCATTTCTGAAAAGAGGGCAGACAGAAACTGGATGGTGCAAACTTTATGTGGTGATAGGTGCGACAACATACCTGGGTTGGTAGGTGTCGGGCCAAAAACTGCTGAAAAAATTTTGGGAGATTCCGAAACCCTTTCTGATATGTGGGACAAGGTGATAGGTGCATACGAGAAGAGGAAACTTACATACAAATCAGCATTACTTTCAGCACGACTTACTAGAATCTTGAGACATGGGGAGTACAATTTACATAAGCAAGAAGTAAAACTCTGGAACCCACTTATCGACATTCCACATGATTGACGAAGATCTCTGGCCTCCAATAGATGAGGTGCTTATCAGGAAACTAGAAGAGATCTACCCTGATAGATGTCCATCAATAGAGACAAGTGACCGAGAGATATGGAGGTACGGTGGTCAAGTGGAGCTAGTAAGGATGTTGCGATCTGTATATAATGAGCAGAACAATGTCGAATAGTAATGGCTACAGCAAGTGAAGCTGTTGATGCAGCATATCAAACCTATTTGAATAGAACTGCTGGTGCTACAGGTAAGGCTTACTGGGTAAAGACTTGGGAGGCTGATTATCAAAAAGCTATAGACGCAGGTAAGACCGCAGCCCAAGCTGAAGCTGCTGCTACTGCTTCAATCAATAAACATATTGGAGGGAGCACAGAAGGTAAAGTTTACGCAAAGACTGGGATAACTAAGACGGCTATTGAAGGTACAGCAGCGTATGACACGATAGATGATGCTGCTGATTGGTATGAAACTAACTTCACAACAGATGATCCTAACGAATATGCAACTGGCACAAGAGATGAGGACTGGTCTGCCAAATTAAGTTCATCAAACCTAGAAAACTATACACAAGGTTTAAATAAAATGTATGGAGAATTACAAGGTAACACCGTAGGACAAGAAGGGCTTGAGTGGTGGGGTTATCAAAAGACTCAAGCTATTGACCACTACATGAGTGATGCTGGTGGTAATTATTCTTTCGACACAGCCAGCAAGCTTGCAGATTTTGATATAAGTAGCGATATAAAAGCAAATACAGGCCACCAGAACTATAAGAAGTTTGGATCAATAGGCTATGGCAACCCACTAGAAATCAAGACAGGTGTTGATAGTGACGGCGATATAATTACTGAAGAAGTATATTTAAACCTTGATCCAGCAACAAACCTAAATCCAACTGGTACTAAGATTGCCACGCAATACCAGATAGATGCGGATGGTGAGTTTGTATTGGATGATGATGGGAATAAAATAGCGACA